CCTTCTTCTCTAATCATATCATATACAGACAACGGTCTAGCCATGTATATGCCATATTTTTCAGCAATCTCTAAATGTAAAAACATGTCACCATATTTACACATTGATCTAATCCACATAGGAAGATTAAATTCTATATTCAATACATCGTAAAATAAATTATACAATACTTTTTGAATATTTTCGTTAGAACTTCTAATTGTAAGAACCTCCCCAGTATCTCCTTTTAAAGTAGCTTCTTCACAGAGAATGTCTAATACTGATGCGATGATACCGTCTGTATCCATTGCTTCATAATCAGAATATAATTGTAATCTTAAAGTTTGGTAATTTAGTGTGGGATTGAATTGCATTCTTTGCTCTGCCTTATGAAGGCGTGTAAATCTATCTACAAGAGAATTTGTTTGAAGTTGGCCAAAACTCTGAATGCGTTCCACATCCATAACTTTTAGTTTGGTTCCTCCTATATTTCTTATTACAACATCTGTTGAAAACATTCTCCTAAGTCTAGGCCACAGTGTACGATCAACCATTTCTATTATTTTTTTGTTTTATTGTATTTTTTATTGTACAAAGATATACATATATACATAAATATAATATATTATCATCTTACTAACCAAGTTATATCTTCTACTTGACCATTCACTTGAAAATCATATGGGTTTTGTACAGGTTTTTGTCCATTAAAAGCTTGCACATACGAACTTTGTTTAGATATGTTATTCAAAACAGCCCTTTGCATGTCCACTCCTTGTGACTTGTATTGTATAGCACTGTCTCTTAAATGTAATCCTATTGCATATGGCATAACCAAGTCATCATTATAACCTGCTTGTGCTTGCGGTTTACTATTTTTCCAAATAAATGTCTTCATCTCATTTATTGTTCTAATAGATCTTATTCTTATTGAGTGTTCTTTTACATAAGTTCTCATAGATAATAGTACTTCAGGTCTTGTTTTAGTTGAAGTTGTAAAACCTGCAGTCATTCTTGATGTATCATATTCATAGAATTGTGTCATATATTGAGAAACGTTCAACGTGTCTCCTTTAGGGGAGTAATATATGTTAGGATAACCCATTTCTAACACATCACTTACTACTGAATGTCCCAATCCTGTGTTTTCTATAACTAGTAGTGCGCTGTTGTACTCCATACATACTGTAATAGCAAAGCTAGACAGCATTTTTGTTTCTATTTGACCTTTATACTCTGCTACTTGGTTGCCTGAATACACATCAATTACTTGTATAGTAGAACTGTCAGATCCGTCTCCTTTGGCAGTATCAACTATTGCCATATATGTTCTATTATAATCAACATATTCCCAAATCCAATAGTCTCTCTGCATGCCCCTCATCTCAATAGGCTCTTCTATATTCTTAACATAGTAGTCTATATCCTCTGATTCAAAATAAGTATCCCCTGATGACAAGAAAGAAGCGTCACATTCCTGCGATGCCATCCTTTTTCCTAATTCTTTGTCTTGATCATCTCTCCATTTTTGGTCTCTTTTGGGATGTACGTCCCATTTTAACTTAATCGGTATAAAATTATTGTCTCCTATTTCAGCGTCTGACCACATTTGGTGAAAAAACCCTTGCATACCGTTAGGGGTAGATAATATTATTGCTCTTGCATTACCTGAAGCAAGAGTTTGTTGGGCAGAACCCCACAATTCTTCTGCGTTTTCTATGAAAGCAGCCTCATCTAGTATAAGAACGTTTGCGGTATACCCCCTAGCACTCTCAGAAGCTCCTGAAGCGGCTCTAACTTTTGAACCATTAGCTAGTATTAAACTTAATTTATTGTCCTCTATTGAGGCTACTTTTAGCCAAGAAGGCAATTCTTTATATGCGAACCTTATTTTATCTACAATATTTCTTGCTTTATCCTGTGTTGGGGCTAGTGCAAGTATTGATTGATCCTTATTGAATATCATTAACCATAAAGAATATGCAGCAGATAAAGTAGTTATTCCTAGCTGTCTAGACTTTAATATAATAGTTCTATCGTGTTTACTTATTAGATGTAGTAATTTTTCTTGAAACAAAAATGGATTGAATAGCATTCTGCCTTCACTAGTCTGTATATAAACGTATTTTTTTAGGAAATATATAGGATCAGAAGCACATTTTAAGTATTCCTGTTTTATTATTTCCTTTATTGATATTTGTTTTTCTTCTGCCATTTTATTTATATTGATCCTCAAAGTCCCTGAATAGAATATTGCCACGCAAATAAGCGTCTTTTTCCATATTTCTTAAATGCTCATCATTTTCAGCATATCTAGGATTGCCTAGGGCACCTAAATGAGATGAATTAAACATATTAGTTATGTTTTGACTGTGGTGTATCATCTCGTGTGCAAAGCTTCTTAAAATGTCTTTAATGTGCCTCCCTGCTACAAACAATACTACTATCTTATTTTCAGGGTCGTAATAAGCTGTTTTTCCAAAAGGGTCAAATTCATATTTGTTGTCTCTGTTTATAACTACTTTAGGTAGCGGAGTAAGTTGTACTCCTTTTGATTCCATGTATTTAGTTATCTCTGCTAAAAATGGAGATATGTTATTATTAGAAACCATAATTGGTTTACTAGTAGTTTGACTATTTTGGAATATCATTGTTCTTTATTTTTTTGGTTCTTTTTCCTCTGCTGGTGGTTCCTCAGCTTTTGGTTCTTCGGGGATTGGTTCTCCGCCTACGGCTTCAGGTTCTTGTGGTTCTTCTTTTTTAGTTATAGGGTTTGATTTTAATAGGGTATTTACGTAGTCGATGCACTGCTCCAACTCTGATCTGTTTCCCATACTATATCTTTTACCTAATACGCTTATAGTAAACAATTCTATAGGATTATAGTCTTCTTCATAGTCAATCTGTAGAGGAGTTGGATCATATATAATATCAAAATAATTACTATTTGGTATTATTACTCTAAATGTGGTTGGTCTGTAGGACACACACCTTATATCAGACACCACCTCTCTTAATTCTTTTTCTGCTTTTTTGTTGTAACTGTCTTGAGTAGTCATCAATTTAGACAATACAGCAGGAAGCTTCTTAGATTTCTTCAATACTTTATCTAAAGTAGATTCTGTTTCTATTTTTACTTTTTTATCTTTATCTTCTTTTTTATCTTTTTTTTCAGATTCTTCTTCTTCAGCTTCAAAAAGCCTATCTTTAAATATTTTATAGAAATTAGGTTTCATTTTTTATGTTTTTAAATAATCATTCAATACTCCGCCTATTGTAGATAATCCTATATTCAAAGCAGACATTTCTTCTTTTCCTAATGTTTTAGAAGAGCTAACATAATCTATACCCACAATAGCTACAAATTCATTTTTTATACTAAACACAGGAATGACATAACTACTCACAATTCCAGAATTTGATATTATAGTGGTAAATCCAATATTATCATTATAATCATCTTTTGATGTATCAAAATGAAGTATTTCTCCATTATAAAGACTGTTTATAGACTTGCTAAATAAACTAGAAGGTATGTTTTGGAAATTACTTTGACATGATGGTGTAGAGGGTTTCAAAAGTTCATAAACCATGCTAAATTTTTGCATTGATTTACCGGTTGGGTAGAAATGTCCACCATTATGAAATTGAAGCATCCAAATTCTATCTCCTTCAAATTTATCCAAAAGCTCATCTAATTTCTCAGTTATAGTATGGTTAAGCTTTAAAGATTCTGATAAAGGATCTCTTTCTTTATTTTTACTTCTTTCCACTATTTCTTTTGAATAGTGTACAGCAATTGGACCAACCACCGAAGTTATTAAAGCAGTAATTACTGTCACAATAATGTCTTTTTCCATATAATTTTGTTAATTATGTAGTGTATTTATCGAATACCTCTCTCAAAAACAGTACCTATAATAGGTTGATTGTGCATATACTGAGGTTCTTTTTGTTTATCTTCTTCTTCTCCTGCTAAGAAGTGACCTACTTGATCTAATAATTGCTCTGCTTTTGATATGTGAGATTGTACCCATGCGTCTAATTGAGTATCATCTTCTAAATTATCGTGTATAGCTTGGGCGTATTTTATAATAGCACTTAATTGGCTTTTAGCCATGTTACCTTCATCATCAATACCATCATGACCTTCTTTTAACTTAGCACCTTTTCTTTTTATGTTTTTCCACATACTAGCCGCTGCGACCTTCTTTCCAATTTTTTCGCTACCATATTCTTTAGCAGCTTTTTTTGCTACTTTTTCAAACCCCTTTCCTTTTTTTCCTATGTCTTTACCTGCTCTAGCTTTTTTGGCAACAGCAGATTTTTCTTTTTTAGTCAAGCCTGAAGAAGGTTTTTTCTTTTTTGCCTCAGCTAATATAGATTCCTTCAGCAATTTAATTAAATTCATTTTTTTTCTTTTTGTAATTATAAATATCTATTATTTAAGCTTATCTCTCATTTCAGATAATTCTTCCTTCCATTTATTTACAACTTTATTTTTATCTATTCCTCCATCCCAATCTTCAACATCTCCTTGTTCTGTGATATAGCTGTCTTTACTAGACCCTAAGAACTCTTCTATAAATTGCTCGGCTTCTTCTATATGAGTAATAATGTTGTTTGTAATTATTTTTTTTGAATACTCATCATACTTTCCTTCAAATTTCAACTTTGTCTCCATTTTTACAACACAATCAAAACATTCTCCTTTTATAGGATAAAATTTTTTATCTAAAGGATTTCTCATAGGTTTGCTACAAGTTGGGCAACAAAAAGGCATTCTCATAGCCTTCTTTATTTTATCTAGTTTTGTAACAGTTTGCTTTACTCCATCCTTTATAGTCCATGTTTTGTCAGATTCTTCCCAAACATCTCCCTCTAGTCTGTCTTCAGTTTGTTTTTCATATCCTATTTGAGTGATTGTGGAATCACCGTATTTTTTGGTGAT